ACACTTCCAAACTTGTCTTTAATTTTATCCAACATATCCTTCAAAAATTTTTGAGTATGAGGATCGTGAGTACTTAACAATGATTGAATACTATCTGTGGCTTTTTCAATATCTTCTTGTGTCATATTTTTAAGTTGATCTGCAATTTTTTCAACATCAATAAGTTTATCCAAACTTAAAAATGACAAAATAGTACCAATACCAGGATCTTTATATTTAATATCTTCCAATTTTTCTACATTTTTGTAAATATCAGTTACACAATAATCTTCTAAATTAGAATCAACTCCTACACCAATGAAAGGATCAACGAATACTTTTTCTTTTTTATCTTTTACAGAATCAGTACTTGTATCTTTTTTAATAGTATTATCATCAGCATAAGTTGCTTTTCTGTTTTTAGAAATAGTTGGGGCTCTTTCGATTGCTTGAAATCCAGTAAGATAAACTAAACGTGTATAAGTCCAAATTTTTTCCTTTCTTTCTGGCGTTAATTGTTGCCAAATTGAAGATAAATTGACTCCAGGAAGAATAAATAAATCTTGAGTAAACATGTTTTCTATATCTGAATTGACTTTTACTATATTTTTAATCAAGTCGTTGTGTTTACTCAAAACTTTTAAAAATCGAATCATTACAACACTAATATTTAAATTGGAATAGCAATTTAATATTTCTGTGCATTCAGGTGTTGGAACGTATCTGTTTAAATTGAGTAATAATTCGTATAATCTAGTATATAGTTTCTCAAAAATAATTGTCTCAGGAGTATTCATGATTCTGATATAATTGTGATTTTCATATTTTTTTTATTGTATTGACGTACTGATAATTATTTAAAGTATATCTTAAAATTGAATTTTTTATTTTATTAGTATTCTTATCAATAATATTGCGAATTATAATATTAATTTGATACTAAAAGGTTAATGCGGCTTACGTACTTTTTTTTCAAGTTATATAGTAAATTACTTGAAACATTTTTCAAATTTTATGGTCTAAAAAGAATATTTCATCTCGAGTCCAATAAAGTTGAAGGATCAATTGATATCGATAAAATTGCGGAAGAACTTAGTCAATTTAACAAAGATATCAAAATCGAATCTCCAAAAAATAAATGTTTAAATATTATTTTACGATTAATATTGTATTTAATAAGTCTTACATATTCTTTTTTTGTACTTGTTGTCATAATTTGGCCATTTGTATATGCATTAGCACTTTCGATCATTCACAAAAAATCTGAATATGTACTTTTACAATTATTTACACTAGTGTACGCAGCTCAATTTATTACAGGGTACATTTACTATAATTCTAATGGATACACAAAAATGATTAAACGTAATCACAAATATATTAATAAAATAATTTTCATGCATATTTTAGGATTTACAGTTAGTTTAGTGTTAGCAATTATAATGGTCATTTTAATAGGATTGGAAATTAAAGCTGATATTTTTAATTTTACAGTTAAACATTTTAGTATCGTCGGTAAAATATTTTTTTACATTTTGTTGTTCATTACTCTTTTTTACAGTTATAATATTTTCATTGCAAATTTAATAATATTTTCTTCTGTTCTGATTATTCATTGCTTGGAACTGAGATCATATGATAAATTATTTACTGAATTTATATCTGATTATCAAAAGGAAATAGAACTTCCAACAATATCAAAAGAATTTAATCAATTCAAAGATACTAACAATAATTCCATACATGATCTTAACAATATGTTTTCATCCATGACAATAATGGGAGGCATAAGTGTTTATTTTTTAATTTTACTTTTTACTTTTTCAAAATATAGTATATCTCACTATGTTGATATTGCAATTTACGCTGTGGTTGAAATAATATATTTTTACACAATTTATGAATTGAAGAATCATGTCCAAAATATTGTTTCTCTTGGAAATTCTCCAAAATTTATGAATCGATTTTTATACAAAACTAAATTTTTAACAATGGGTGGCGAGCAAATAGAAATAGGTAATGAAGTGGTAACATTAGAACTTATTGGAGAAAATACAAAAATAATCAAAGAGATGAGTATGAGAACAATGGTGAGAACATCTGAAAATGCAAACGCTTTAGATTGGTTAATATTCAATGCAATATTAACTGAAAAATGGGAATATTTTCAATTATTTGGATTTGATATTAATGATGCCACAATTATTAAAAAAATACTAGCTATTGCAGTTGGTTATATCTTTATATCGCAAGCAAATACTTATTGGAACGTTAATTTGGCAAATTAAATTGTAGTAATAGGAAAATCGAGTTATGTAGAACTAACATTTTTTATACATAAATTATATACCTAAATTATGAACGTATTATTTTATAGTGAAAAATGCAAATATTCTAATAGTGTAATATTAAGTCTTAAAAATGAGGGATTAATTAATTATTTTAAATTAATTTGTTTGGATAATCCTTTAGAAAGAGAAAAAGTAACTGGATTATTACAAGGAGTTCCGTCAATGATGGTTGTAGGACGTACTGATGTATTGACTTTAACTGATATTTTCAAATGGATTGAATCACAAAGGTTTATTAGTAGGAATCAAGACTTGAATAGAAAAAGCAATTCAATGCAAATAGCTCAAAATACTAGAGCAAGTAATATTGACAAAATTAATGAATTAAAAAATAAACTTAATACCAATAATTTTTCGACAGTTCCAACAAATCAAAATCCAGAAGTAAAGCCGAATCAAAATCCAGAAGTAAAGCCGAATCAAAATCCAGAAGTAAAGTCAAATTCAGAGGATAAATCAAAAGACTTTATTGCATTTGATCCATATAACAGAACAGTACAATTAACACCAATTGAAAAAGAAGAAGGAAATAATAATTTGTATTGTAACATTAACGAGAGTAACATTAATAAATTGTATACAGCAGAAGAAGAAAAAAAATTATCGAGTAGAAGACATGAAAAATTAGTTGAAGAATTTAAAAACATGAGAAAAATGCAAAATATCGAACGTAATTTCCAAAATAAAAAACCTAAAACTGAAATAGATTTTACAAAACAAGGACCAAAAGATGAATTAGTTCACAAAGGATATTATACAGAAATAGTTAATGATTTAACAAAATCTTCCCGTTAAATTAATACAGTTATTATTAATTGTTCTAACATAAAATACAAATGGTTTGTTAGCTTTAAATTTAATTTTTTTGTCATCAATAAGTGGTGAAGAAGATAAATTTCTATTTATTTGTGTTGCTTCCAATGAATTAGAATTAATATCTTCTAACAAAATGGTGACATAAGTTTCCATTGTTGATATTCCAAATTTATTTTCTTTAGTATTTGAAAATAATCCTTGTAATCCCATTTTTTTTAAAGTTTCATTAAGTTTTAATTTTGTTTGATATTTGATTTTGGGGACTATTATATAATCAAAACTTGTTAATTTAAGATTGTTAATGTATTCCTCTAAATTCTGATATTTGTAAGAATTATTTTTAGACATTAATATGCCGAACGCCTGCCCATTTGTGCATTCAAATTCTAACAATGACACATTTACATCTTGATAATAATTTGCTGTTGTATTAGTTTGTTTCATGTAATTAACTATTTTTTTATTGGAATTATTATCTTCATAAAAAAATCCTTTTTTAGTATTTTGTTTGAGGAATGGATTTTTAATTTTGGGAGATAATACTGTAAAATTATACAAGAATACGGTATCACCAGTTAACGAACTCTTATTAAATGTATCAGAATTAATATCAATCAAAATGTTCATTTGTTTATTAGTTTTAGTATGTATTAATTTATTAATTTTGTGCAATAGCATTTTACTATTTTCTGCTGTAATACAATAAGACAAACATGTACCTAAATTATATTTATTTAACTCAGATGCTTGTGATTTATAGGAAGTATCATTAATGAGTGCTATTGTTAATGAATTTATTTCACTCAAATTTTTAATGTCTGATGATAAACGAGCCAGACTATTATTAATGTATTGTGGAGGTTTGTTTTGAAAGAATTTTGTTAATAGTTTAATATTATTATGTTCATTGCTTGCATACAAACTATACATAAAGTTTAGTGAAGACATAATTGTTATGGGTGAAATGCAATAAAACTTGGATTTTGTTACAGAATCAAGGACTGTAATTAAATCAAAAGATAAACAATTTATTATTAAAGTCATAAAATATTCTGGACTTTGTTTTAGAGGTGTTAATAAGGGAGAACCAAAATTAGATATTTCTGAATATACTTGTTGACCATATGATGATCCTGAATTTGTTCCACTTGATATTCCGTCAATATTGTAAGATCCAACTTGTAAATTTGTACCTGCATCGAAAAGATTAAAATCAAGATGAGTAGATGAATTATTATTATTTTCATTAAAATTATTTTTATTGCTTGAAGGTCTAATTGGCATTCCAATAATTGTGTCATCAAATCTGTTATTATTATTACTTGTATCAAAATTATCATTCATTTTTTTTGTTGATCGCATAGGCATATTTCTAAACAAGTTATTACTAACATTATTATTTTTATTAGAATATAGTCCATCTAAATTACGAAAAGTACTTGGATCCAACATATCAATAATATATATTCCTCCAAGTTAATTAATTAAGAAGATTTTTGCATAAAATTAAATCACAATAATGTTGACTTTTATAAAAAAGAGGTTTAAGTAAAAAAATGTTTAAATAGAAATTATTTTAAAAAATGATTTTAAATATATATCGTGGAAATTTGATATATATTAAAAAGTATACAAGCTATATATATACAAGTAATTAGATAATGAATACTACTTATCCTTTAGATCCTATCCTTGATGAAATATCGTCAAAAAAAAACATTTCACGAAATGACGTAACATGTGATGATGTTAAAACCTTTTTGTTATCAAGTACTAGAGAAGATGGAAATAGAATGTACAATATTAATTTTAAGGAAGATGAAGTAAATGACTTGATACTTTTTTACTACAATGAACAACATGAAATGTTATCAAATAATAGTTGTGCTACAGCAGTAACTACTAATGATGTTGAGAATGCGTGTAAAAGTTGTGTTTACGAAAGAAGTAGTTTGAAATATTTGTGTTCTCAATTTAATAGAATCATTTATAACGAGGAAGCATTTAAATTATTGTTACCAAATGATTTAAGTAATACTATTGTACAAAAATGTTACGAAGGTACCACGTTATTAGTTTTTAATCATAAAAATAAATGGTTCATTTCAACTAGAAAATGTATAGACGCTGGTGAATCTGTTTGGGTAAAAAATCAATCTTTCAAGGATTTATTTGAGGAGACAATGAACAATAATAATACTAGTGACAACAATAGTACAGAAAACTTATTTGCTCCAAGTATCTACAATTTATTGAATCCTGATTATGTTTATGTTTTTATACTGGTACATTACAAAAATAAGAACATTGTAAATTATAATCAACCTTTCAAGTTCAACAATAGGCGTTATAAACAATTGTATTTATCTAATGTATCTCTTAAAGGAACTTATGTTGAAATATGTAGAGATGCTTATAATTTAACTAATGTACCTTGGACTGAAGAATATAAATTAGAAAGTGTCGATGAGTTGAGAACATTTTTAGAACAATATAATGAATATGATACTGCAATAAAAAGTATTTCTACTGAAGGATTTGTTCTTAAAATTTACAAGGATTCAAATAAAACAGGAAAGTTTACGATAGCTAAATTGCAAACTAATATTTATAGATACATTATGAGTAACAAACCAAATGTTCAAAATGTGTATCAAATTTATTTGGAATTTTATAAAAGAGACGTATTAACAGATTTATTGCCTTACTTTTATAAAGGTAAAAATAATATAATCATCAAAATACATAATTCAATGAAAATATTGACAAAAGAAATGTTAGAATTATATCATAAAACAAGGAACAAGCGAAATGAAACTTTGTACGGATTAATGCCAAAAATTTATAGAAAAGTTTTGTATGATTTACATGGTATTTACATTAAAAATAAAAAAGATCTTATTGACTCTGGCTCAATTGGAACAGAAATAGAAACAAAAATAGAAACAAACATAGATCAAGAATTAAATACAGATAATGCTGATGATAATATGTCCATGTTAAAATCAAATAAATCAATTAATATTCACGACGTTTATAATTTCTTAAAAGAATTGCCATTGAAACAATTAATCAAAATATTTCAAGAACGTGAGCAATTGATAGAAGGAGGTAAAGTTGAATGTTTAAATAGTAGAGATATGGATATTGCAATTTATACTAAATATTTATTAGACTAACAAAATGTACTCAGTACTAATTGCACATAAACTTTTTAAACACTGAAAAATCATATCTTTGTTTTCTTGTGTCATATCACACCATAAAGTTTTAAGTTCATATAAATTAATATCATTACTTTTAAAATCTTTATTATTTTTTATTTCGTCCTTTTCAATTTCTTGAAAGAAATATTTTTCGTTTTCTGCGTCAATATATTCTTTGTACTTTAGAACTTTGAGAACAAATCCATTAATAAACTTTGTTTTGTTTGCTGGACTTAAACGATCAAATGCGCCGTTAATATCTTTAATATTTCTCCCAATTATTGAAGTTGGACAAATTACTGCTATGTAATTAGCCATATCTCGGAAAATAATGTTAAAATCACTAATTAATTCTTGAATCTTTGCTGACATTACTATTAATTTATTATTATTATACTTATGGTATATTAATGATATTTATTGAATTTAAAACATAATAAACGCACTTGTTCACAGAATAATAATATTAAAAATGAATAATATTTAAATTGTACTTATATATACATAGATATAAATAATACCTTATTAGAATGTCAAATAAGAAAATAAATATTACGGTTTCACAAGTTTCTAAAACAGATAATGTTGATTTGGAGCAAAGTCAGTTAGTATTAAATATCTCTGGTTCCTCAATAAATTGTACGATTATCAATACACTTAGAAGAGTATCAATGGATTTAATTCCTACTTATGCTTTTCCAAAGGATTCAATTAAGATTGAAAAAAATACTTCTAAATATAATAACGATATGATGAGACTAAAATTGTCCCAAATATCTTATCCTGGATTTTTATTCAAACATCCAAATTTAAAAATACCAACATTTTTACTCCAAGAACATTTTTGGAAAGGTGTAGATTACAGTGATAAAAAACGTGAACTTCATGAAAACGATAAACATAAAATAGAAATGTACATTAATAAAACAAATGATACACCAACTGTTATGAATATAACTTCTCACGATATAACATTTTTTGAAAACGGTGAAAAAATTACTCATCCTTACAAAAAATCTCCTTGTTTCATTCTTGGTTTAAATCCAAAAGAAGAATTCAAATGTTATGCAATCGCTCAACTTGGAATAGGAGAAGCGAATAATATTTGGGCAGCAGCAGGTAACACATATTACAAACAGTTAAAACCTGATGAAACAGAATATTTATTAACTGTAGAAAGTGCAGGACAAATTAATGAACAAGAAATTTTGGTTAAATGCTGTGAGATAATAAAAATAAAATTAGAACAAATTAAAGAAATAGTAGCTAGACAACATGATACTGAAGATAACAGGAATTCATTAAGAATACAATTAATATTGACAAACGAAGATCATACAATGGGTCAACTTTTAAATAGAACGTTACAAAATAAAGCAGAAATGGAAGGATCAAATATATTATTTTGTGGTCAAGCTATGAAAGATAATTTAGCTAAAGAAGTGATTATCAAGTTAGTTATTTCAAAAGGTAATATTCTAGAAACAATTTTTGATACTATTGATTATTTAATAGAAGTTTATAACAAACTGGGAAATGATTTCTCTAAATTATCAAGTAAATAAGTGAACAATTAATTTATCAAAGAATTATATAAGTATTTTTTTTATGTCAAATCGTCGAACTACTAAACAAACTACTAGTACTACTACTGGTAGTAATGTCAGGAGTAATGGTAATGTCAAAGGTAATGGTAATGTTAATGTTGATTATGATTTTAATTACAATGGTGTTGTTAATTTTGAAAAGAAACCAATTTACGATAAATATGATGCACAATTAGAAAAGATTAATAGTGCAGTATTTTTAGATGGTAAAATGAGTTTAGAACCAAGATTACAAGAATATTTAAGAAAAAAAATATTTTATAAAAGAGGCGGAATCCAACCGCAAGTTAAATTAAGTAAATCTTATCAAATTACTCCTCATGATAGAACAATTATGAAACAATTTTTGAGTGGCAAAACAAATATGTATTCAAGACCAAGTAAAGTCATTACAAATCCAAATACGAATCAAAATAAACCAAAAGAAAAATTTGTTTTCTTAGCAGATCAACTTAAAGGTGACAAACGTGTTCCAAAAATAGATTACGAACCAAATAGATATAAAACGGCTCAACATTTTGAAAAAGAAACTAGAGGAATGTTTGGTAATATTGAAGTTAATCACGTTACTCAAGAAGAAAACGTTGATATGAATAGAATTTTAGATTCGAGAGATTTTATGGAATTATCTGGTATTGATGAAAGATATCGTCAAGGCTCTCAAGTAAATAATAATGATAGTAGGAGACAAGGAGCAAGTTGGAATACAGAAGATGATAGATTTAAATTGTCTAAAAATATGTTTAATCAGTCTGGACGAGGTTAATTCTAATATTTTTCCTTGTGGTCAAAAATTAAATATATAAAAAAATTTTATATGTCGTTAGAATATATTACAAGTGATGTATAGAAATTTTGGAGCAAACAATCAATTAATTTATGATAATTGTGCGTATCAAAAGGATCTACAAATAAGTACAAATCCTGGAGAATATCGTTTATATTTAGGACAAGCTGAAAACGAAAATAAATGTACATTAGGTGGACGTGTTTTTTTCAAACAAGATCCTTGCATTGTGGACGTTGAATCAGAACTCAGAAATATTAAACGCCCTTCATCAAAATGTGATCAATTCAAGTATAATCCTAAATGTGCCAGATCACCTCTTTGCACAAGTACATTTGATCCATCAAATCCTCAAATTCCTGATCCAACTGTGTGTCCAATTATTCATAATAATATCGCAAGACCTATGAATCCTGGATTTAATATGAGAAATATGGTTTGGAATTGTTAAAAAAATATTTCGTCAATTTATTAATTATTAATTTTTTTTCCTATTCAGATTCAAATAATAGTATTAAAATTATTTTGTAGCATATAGTATATCTATCATGTGTGATAATTCAAATACAAGTATATTCTACGGTAACAGTAGTCGTTTAAAGTACGATCAAGAATATTATAATGATTACTTGGAACAAACTACTGCTCCAGGTAACTATAATTTAGATTCCAATTTTGTGGATAATTGTCAAAGATGTTTGCCAAAATTTGGTCCGAGGACAAGTCAAGGATCATTATCCTTTGGTGTTAGTACTCCTGGACCTTACACTGTTCCAAATTTTTCTAATACTGTCGATGTTGAATCAATTTTAACAAATCGTAATGTTCAAGCAACTAAAAATGGAACTGTTAATCCAATCGGTATCAATAATATTCCCGTAGTTAATGCAAAAATTTGTTCTAGTTTCTTAGATCCAATTTCAACTCATTTAACTAATCCTGCCATTAATTATAAAGAATCAGCAATTAATAGATTTTATAATATAAATCGTAATCCACAAAAAAATATTTATTGGGATAATGCTCGAATTACTCAATTAGAAACAAAAGATAATTATATGGAAAGAATACCCATACCCCTTGAAGAACAAGTTACTTTCCCTAAAAATTCTTATAGAAATGATGTACCTGGATTATTTTATGGTTTACCAAATAGCATTACTGGAACATTTTGTTCTTACAATTATCAATAAAAAACATGAAAATTATTTATATTTTATTATTTTTTTTTAATTAACTCGAGTTATTTGAGGATAAATAGCAGCTTTCCTAGTTAAATTTATAGGCATACGTTCAGAAATAGTATCAGTTGCATCGGGATATAATTCTCTAACAACATCTAATGGAGCAATCATTTTGTATTCCGTAAAATCAGAGTTTGGTCCTTTATTAACTCCTGATTGTGTAGGTCTACCACCATCTCTCATTATTGTCATTTCATCTCTAGAATAATTTTGTCTCATATTTAAAACATCATCTCTTAATCTTTCTTTATCTGTGCTTGATTTAATTGGTGCTATGTAAATTGTATTTTGTGTACCTTGTCTTAAAGTTACTGGTGCTATGGTATTCTTTTGATTTATTATGTAAGAAGCATCTGTATTTTTTCCAGCTGGTCCAAGTCTTGTTACATTTTGTGTTGTTTGTCTGTTTGTGTTAGCAGCCTTTGTTCCTTGATTTTCTACAATGTAACCTCCTTTATTTGGTCCGTTGAGAGGTTGTGCATATGTATTATTTTGTGTTGTTTGTCTAAGAGTATTTGCAGCTTGAGTATTTTGTGCTACTACTTGATATCCTCCTTTCTCAGCAACTGCTATATTACCAGCATTAGTATTATTTTGTGTTGTTTGTCTAAGAGTGTTTGCAGCTTGAGTATTTTGT